AGGTCAGCGTCAGAAATCTTCTTGCCTTCTGCCATCATGAAAGCGCCAGGCGTCGATGGCTCAGCGACATAGTCCCAGCAGATGAGCTGGAAGTCTTCTTGGACCACCTGCGAGTCGCCATCGCGCTTTGTTGATCCAACGCCGCGGGACGAGATGCCGAGGGTGACTCCTGACTCGACAAGGCTCTGGAGGATCTTGCCCATTGGCGTGTCGAGGATTTCGACGGTGCCATAGCAGACATTGCCTTCCATCCAGGCTTCGCGGATGATGTGGCTCACCTTCTTGAGCTCAACAACCGACGAGTCTGGATGGTCACATTCACCCAGCGCGCGATTCTCGCGAATGAACTTCTGATAGTTGCGAACCTCACGCTCGAGGATGTCTCGCGGGTACATACGACCGTTCTGGTTTAGGGTCTCAGCTTTTTGAAGAATGCCCTTCATGATGAGCTTACCGCCGTTCTGCTCGCGGTTCTCCTTGATCATCTTAAAATCGTAGGAGAACGGAGTCCACTCGGTGAGAAGTGTCAATGATCGATCACTCATCTTTGCTCTCCATTTCCTGATATAGTTGCGTCAGATGCATGAACTTAACGATTCCAGCATCATCCAGGGAACGAGAGCTTGCACTCTCGACCATCGTCTTAACACCGTCAAGTTTCTCTATCAGGATGCCGTTATCGGTGGATTCTTTCAGCCTGCTCAAACCACGCAGCGCACGTTTCTTGATGCTCTCGAGAACGTTTTCATCGACTTTTCCGTGAACGTAATCACGTATTAGAGACTTCTGGGTCTCGTTCAGCTTGTCTCCCCACTTCTTCTCGAATTTCTCATTCATGACTCTCACCGTAAGAGAGTTGACATCATCCGTGGTGAGATCTTCGAGGCTAGCCGTCTCCACCTTCTCACGTTGCATCCATTCAAGCAGCTTTCCCTCGTATTCGGTAACACGTGTTAGGCTGACTTCGTCCTCGCGTCTCCAGTCGTTAAGAAGCGTCTGGAGCGTTGCGTAAAGACGATATTCACGAACTGGCTGATTAAAGAACATATCATCGTTGAGTGTCTTGTTGACTTCCTTGATCAAGGCCGACTTTTCAATCTCAAGTTGCTGTGGTGAAAAGATATGAACACCCCGTCGTGCTTCCTGAATCAAACGAAGACCAAGATTCTCAGATCTGACCGTCGTGTTAAGAAGGGCCTGAAACAGACGAAACTCTTTGAAAATCTCCGTTCCTGGTCTGAAGTACTTCTTTATGATTGCGGTGCACTTCGAAGCTGTTGTAGTGTCATTATCGACCAAGGCTGCTGACGCGCGAAGCAGTAGCTGCTCATAGATGATGCCCACGTTTCTTTTCTTGTTGTGCTGATTACTCATCTGCGCCTTCCGAATCGGGTGGAATGTCGGTCATCTCTTTGATGATTCCACTACTTCCTATACCTATCTTGCTACGCATGTCTTTTAGAGATAATCCAAGCTGAGTTGTCATCTTCGGCTTTGGAAGCGTAGGTTCATCGTAAAGCTCGCTTACCAAGCTCATCTTTCTCTTTGACTCCACGGAGAGCGAGAAGATCTCATCCTCATCAAAAACACGATTTGATGTGTCCTGGTCCCGTGCCCAGTCTCCAGTTCCCACCATCTTGAACATGTCTGGCATGTCCACCGAGGCTGCCGTGCTACGATCGCGTGTGGTCTCGACATCTTTTCCGAAGACATTACGTATTTTCTTCTCAGCCCTGAGCGGTAGGTCCTCATTCTCAATCGAGAGGATGGCGGGCCTCTCAACTCCTGCCGAGACGATCTCTCCCTCTCTCTCAAAGCCAGCGGTCAAAGGTGCCCCGCCGCCCGCTTCGGCGCCGCCGCCCGCAGGACCAGGCATAGCCTCAAGCTCAGCGTCCTCAGCCTTATCTGCCTTCCTTCCTACCTTGACGCTCTCGATGTCCTCATCAGAAAGACCCATGATGTTCTTTCTGACCCAACGACGATCGACTATACCTTCAGGTGCTTTGGAGGCGATATCGAATCTCGATGAAATAAGCTCAAGCTTCTGCTGCTGCGCAATCGTGGAAGGGTTAGAGAGCTTCAACGTGAAGTCAAGCAGGTCCTCTCCCTCATACCCATGTGAGTAGAGGTGGATCATTGCCATCTTGTTGAGCTCTGAGATAACGACTTTCTGGATTCTTGAGATTGTTCGGGAGAACCTGATGTCCTCCTGGGCCAGGGTCGCCTTCGAGCCAAGCTCCTCATCGTAACCGAGGTAAGCTTTCGGGATCTTCAGGGCTGCGAAGAGCTTCTTCTGGATATACTGAACATCCTCGATCGCTGCGGCGTTTGTTCCACCTGCCAGAGAATCTATCTTTGTTCCTGTCTCGCCGCCACGAACAGGAATGAAGTAGTCCTCATCGACAGAAAGTGGATTGTAACGCAGGTCCATCTTCCCGTTTGCCTTGTCGGAGACCCTATTACGCTTCAGGCTTGTCTGTGCCTGCTCCATGAAGTTGGCGATTTCCTCTGGTGGAATGTTGCCGACGTCGATGTAAAAAACGCGACGTTCAGGAGCACGAACAATGCGATAGACAAGCATCGCGTCCTCCATGAGAATGAGCTGTCGCCAGATTCGACGAGCTGACTCAAGGACGGATGATCCGTACGGAAGAAACGCGTCATTACCCAGGAGACGGAAGTGGGAAATCTGCCAGTTCTCTAAAACTTGATTGCCGCGGGTGATCCAGCGGAAACGAACGGCCATTGGATCCTTCGGATCGTATCCCTCCTCACGCTCCATCTCTGAAATCGGTATCGGATACGCGTTAACGATACCGTAGTTTGGATGAACATCATTGAAGAGAAAGAAATCACCGTACTTGCAGATGTTTCTCGTCCACATCGGAAGGTTAAACTCGATGTTCAACGTATCATTGAACAGGGTCTCCAGCAGCTCACGAATTCTTCTGTTTTCAGAGTGAATGTGAAGAACCTGGCCCTTCTCGTCCTGAGAAACCGTTTCCTCGGCGTAAATATCGAGTGCAGAAGCAATCTCTGGTGTGGCTTCCATCTCGCTAAAGTCGCTGTATCTCGACATACGGTCGAAAGCTCCGTAAGCAGAGACGGTGCTTGAGTAGATATCAGACTGATTCCTCTTGAACATCTCGTAAGCAGACGAAGCAGTCGGCTCGTGAAAGTTTTTTACCTTACGACGAATTACTGGACCAGACCTGAACAGCTGGGACAGTCTCTGAAAGAGATTCTTGTTTGTTTTTTCTGCCATCTTGATCCTAATTCTACGCGTTAATCCAACAGCTTAAATTATCCCTTGATCAACCATCCGAATCTTGAGTACACACTGGCCCCACCCGTTGGGTTTCCGGGAAGCGCGTCCACCATTACGGGTGAAAGAGGGTTTCCGATATGGGGAACCAAGGGATCTTCCTGATGGCTGCGTTTGTTGACTGCAAACGCAGAGATCATCGCTTTTGTGAGCTCCTGCGTTTGACGTGAATAATCAATGCTCGTATCGAAAAGCCAGATTCCTATTGCCAGAGCCATCACAAGATCGTCATTGTAACCCTTCATAGCCTTCGCTGTTTGGCCGACCCATGTGAACGTCTTCAGCTCATCGACCATTCTCGTTGATCGAATCCTGATCTGTCTATTTCGAATGACTTCCTCGAGCTTTGTGAGGATCTTTGTCCTGTTGGACGGTCCCGTTGTGAACCCGATGTTCGCAATGTCCTCAGAGCCTGCAGAAGCTCCCAAGTAGAGGTACTTTTTGTCCTTGTAGTAAAGGTTTGGATATCCAAGCTCCTTCAGTTTCATGCAAACTGCGTATCCGTAGCTATTGTTCTCAGGGCAAACTAGCGCCTTGTTATATCTCAGTCCTGCTTCACTCAGAAGAACTGCGAATTGATCCGGCGGAACTTTTCCCTTGAACTCAGCAACTTGCTCACTTGCAGTTGCGTCGATGATATGAAAGCTTGAGTAATCGGCTCCGTCACCGCGGGCGACGTCAGCACTAATGATGTATCTATGCTCAGGGAGCGCGTACCTCCAGATCCAGACGCCCATTTCTGGACCCCATCTCTCGATAGGTGCTTGGGTCTGTGAGATGATGTACTCCAGCTCGTTTGCTCCCAGGAACGTGTCACCTGACGCTGCGAAATCGCAAAGAAGCTCCTGCGAGATCTGCTTACGTGTCATATTCTTCGATTCGTTTTCGAACCAGACGTGATCACGTTCCGGGTGCACATCCCACGGGAGCTTTATCGCGTTGAATTCATTAAGTCCTGACTCTCCCTCAACGTACAGCTTGTGGTACTGCCCACCGACACCGTTCGGAGTTGACAGCACAATAGCTCGACCACCCGTTGACAGGGTGGGATAGAGTCCGGTCCAGAGATCATCAAAGTTTCCGATGAATGCAGCCTCATCGACAATCAGTAGGGTCAAGGCTTCCGATCGACCTGCATCGTCGGAGGTCGGGATCGCTTTTATCGATGATCCGTTGCTAAACTCGACCACCTGCTTTGTATCTGATCTAACAGCTGGCATGATGAGCCAGGATGGTAAGTTCTGCATCATGACCTTCACCTTCTTGATGAAGTTCTGGGCAACAGCAAGCTTCGTAGCGATAATGAGAACCGCTTTATCTTTGTAGAATAATGTGAGCCAGAGCGCGTAAGCAGCGGCCAGGGTTGAGATGCCTAGCTGACGAGACTTCAGGATAACGTTGAATCGATGCTGATCAAACTGATCGAGGCACTCATCCTGAAACTTGTACGTATCGAATCCAACAAGACCTCTCGTAGGATGCTGGATCTTTACGTACTTGTTTATGAAGTAAGTGGAGTTCTTACCGCATTTGATGATCTCAGCGACCTGCTTATCTTTTGAAAGGACTGCCACGTCATACCACCTGCAACGTGACCTGTCTCCTGTAATACGCAACGCGACGAGCCGAGTTGTTCGTAGCTACGATTACTTCCAAAGAGTCCTTATTTGACATTTCTTTGAGCTTGATCGATGAACCTGTCGCTTCCTTAAACTTAACCTTGAGGTCAGCCACGCACTTGCTGAGTATTTCAATCGATTCACGAGAAATACGATCGGACTGATCACGCAGGGAGCTCTCTGCTGCAAAGTGAACGACGGTCATAAACTTAAGTGTCAGGGTGTCTCCTGCCATAGAGCATGCAACAGAATTTGGCATGGAAGATACACCCCAACCCTTCTGCGTAATCTGCGCTAAAGCGTTGAGATCTTTTGTTGATAAATGCATTTCGTAGAAGTCTCCAAGTTTAAATATGTACTCTCGAGTGAGGCGATGATAGTCTCTTCGCTACAATCTCAGAAACTCTCTCTGCGTTGGGCCTCCATCCCTCCAGCCACATCTTACGGTTGGGGTCCACAATCTCATTCTCACAATCGAAGCATGCACCTGATCTCGATAGAGAGATTGAGTCAAGCTCATCTATTGAAACGCAGTCACAGACTGGGCACTCAATCGTGATCGCAACGCTCTCAGCCTTGCCGCGCTTTACGATCCTATATCCGTCTCTCTGGTCAACCTCTTTCTTCATCAGTGCCTTACTTTCGCGTCGATGCCGTTGTGCGAGATCTCGATCACGTTATCAACGATGTCCTTGATGCTGTCGACGTGTGAGATGACA